AAACCGCTCCACTTGTGGCGGTTTATATGAAGATCAGCCGTTGTGTAATGCTGAGATATATGCGTCTTCTGTCGCTATGACTAAGAAAGGGCAATGGTTCACTGATTTGGATGCGTTAGCTAAGAAAGAACCTTGGAAGGTGTTATTTGTCAAAGCTCCGGCAGTAGTCAATAAGCACAATCTTAGTTCTTCTTGGTTCGAAAGAATGCGAGACAACGCACCAAGCGTAATGCATTATGATGCAGAGATTAGGAATATACGACCTGCCAAGGTTACTAATGGATTCTACCCTCAGTTAGATCCAAAGAAGCATTACTACCGCAATGCCTATGATATGGTATACCTTGAAGGAGTAGGTGTACGTGCTAAGGCTAAGGATTTCAATTGCAATCAAGACACGGATTACATGAAGAGTAAGCCGCTTATACTTACTATTGACTGGGGGAACATCATCACTCTTAAGGTATCACAAGACCAGGGCGAACGCTACCGTTGTCTCAAGACATTCTATGTGAACTCACCCAAGATCATTGACGACTTAATTGATGAAGAGTTTGCTCCTTACTATGAGGATAAAAAGAAACACAATAACGCGATCGAGTTCTATTATGACCGTAATGGTAACAATAAGACACCCAACTCTAGAGTAACATTTGCGGAGCAGGCGATTGATTGTCTCAAGCGTCAAGGCTGGAAGGTTATAGTCAAGGTGCGCAAAGGTGCCGAAAATCCACCGCATAACGAGAAGTTTATAGTGATCAATTACTTATTGAAACATGGTGGTACAATGGGATTGCCTGCAATTGAAATCAACGAGAACAATTGCCAGGATCTTATTATATCATTAGAGAATGCCCCAGCTCTTGCTGGCAATAAATCCAACACAATTGTAAAAGATAAAAGAAGTGAGAAGTCTAAGGTCTTGCCTCAGCAACATGCGACTCACTTCTCTGATACGTTTGATATCCCCATCTATTGGAGATGGAGTAAGCAGGTGTTCAAGCTCATCAAACAAAAGGATGATAAGGTATTCCTCCCAATGTTTAAAGGGCATCAGCTCAAATATTAGCGAATATTTTATGATTTTAAAAAAAATGGGCACCATATATCGCCTTTTTTCGAAAATGGCAAGTGTAGAAACAGATTAGGGGCAAGCCGCTCAACGTCGAGAAGAAAAGAGAATTAAAAAGTTTTTTTATTTGTTAAATATTTGAAAATTAATTAATTAACTATTTTTTTATGATACTGAAGGCACAAAATAATACTTAAAAATACTGTCCTTTTTAAAAATAGTTTATAAAACGAAATTTGATCTATGGTTAAGCGCATATTCATGAGACTGGTTTTAGATGAAATGAAGAAAACAGATTCGAAAGGAGATGCAGTTCCTTTCTCAATTGAATTTAGAACATACAACCGTCACAATAAAATGGGCGGGGTTTTGAAAACATACGAAGGTGCAAAACTGTTGATGGCTAAAAAAACAAAGGAAAAATCATTTAATCCGATATCGCTTTACAGCCGGGAGGAACTCCAAAGGAAAAATCCAAACCATTGGCAAAACAGAACTAGAAATATAGAGTTGCCTTCTGGCCAAATAAAAAAACTGAACATTTTATACATCACAAAGTTTAATGACTTAGAAGTAATATATTGATATGAAACATTTTAAAAATTTACACGTAGGAAAAACATCAGTCGCATTGACAGGTCTCGGGAACTCAACTGTTCCAACGGCAATCAAAATTAAGATTGATCCTTCGAATGAAAATACTACTGCTGAAATCGTGCAATGGGGAGCTGACAACTTGTACCCGCAAAATTTCTACAATAAAAAGTTTCTAAAAAACGGTGCGGCCGTTGGAGGAATCAATACGCTATCTTCTACCACTTACGGGAATGGGTTTGGCTTATACAAAAAAATAAAAAATAGCGCTGGCAAAGTCGAGCTTCAAGAAGAGTTACTCGAAGATTATTTAGAAATCGAGACGTTTGTTCTTGAAAACAACTTAGACAAATATTGGGCTGCTAAAATAAAAGATCTTTCACTTTTTGAAATTGCATTTACTGAACACGTAATTTCAGTAAATGGAGAAAAAATAGTCAGAGCAATTCGTCATAAAGCTGCACATTGTCGCTTTGCAAAAATGAACGAAGCAGGCGATATTCCATTAGTAGTTGTCAATACGGATTGGGCTACAGCCAATGAAAACTACTCTACGCCTATTCCTTTCTTTGATAAAGATAGAATGACGGCTCAGGAAATAAAAGACATCTGCAAAGAGAAAGGGATCTATAATTTTTGTACCAGTTCTTCTTACGCTTTTGTTGACGAAAACTACTATCCAAAAGCAGGTTGGCACGCAGTTGACAGAAACGGCTGGATAGAAGTCGCAAACTCTGTTCCTGAATTCAAACAGGCTTTTTTTGCGCAACAGGCACACATAAAATTCATGATCTACGTTTCTGATTATTATTTTGAAAACTTTTACAAAGAGGAATGGGATGATTTCGACGCGGATAAACGCCAGAAAATGCGTGAGGAATTATCAGCAGCTATCGATGAACACTTGTCAGGAAACAAAGCGGGTGGGCGCTCCTTGATCTCTCCAATATTTGAAGAGAACGGAAAGTTTGTCGAAGGTATAAAAGTCGTCCCCATCGATGATAAACTAAAAGATGGATCCTATCTTCCTGATGCTTCAGCGGCCAACTCCGAAATCCTTTTTGCTATTGGCGTGAATCCCGCAATTATTGGGGCGGGAACTCCCGGTGCTTCTAACCTTGGCGGTTCCGGTTCTAACATCCGTGAAGCCTATACTGTTCTTTCTGCTTCCTTGGTGCCAAAGAGAATCTACGTATCAGATGATTGGTTGTTTTGGCGTGCATTCAACAATTGGGACAAAAGCTTAATAGGCATGTTCTCAGGTGTCAACCTTACCACATTAGACAAAAACCCAAACGGTCAAGAAAACGTAATCCATAAATAGCCATGAGACTAATTAACAATATATCCGATTTAAAACGTCACATCATTGTAGCGGCGACTTTCGATTTTGAGAAAGTAATTCCTTTTTCACGAAGAGCAGAGCGAAAAATGATACTGGAACTTATCGGCCAAGTGCAGTACGACCTCATTGTAATCCATCCTTTAGATGTTGAAAGCTCTGAGCCTATCGATCAAGTCAAGTTGTTGCTTGAAGAAGCTATTGCCAACTATTCTTTATATATGGCTATGCCAACAATTAATGTTTTAATAACAAATTCAGGAACTAAAACTTCTGAAAGCAAAGAGGCTTCTAATGCAGACTGGAAGGATAAGCGCGACCTGAACCGCTCGCTCTTGAAAACATATAATGAAGCGCTTGACAGCGCTTTCCAGATCATGGAAGAAAACATAGCTGATTTTGAGGCCTGGAGAGATTCAAAATACTATACCATATTTAAAGATTTGATTGTATCGCAAACAGAAACTTTCAATCTCTATTTCAATATTCAAAAAAGCAGACAAACATTCGTAGCCTGCAAGCCGTCCATGCGTGAAGTTGAGGAGCAATATTTAATCGCGATGCTAGGCGATGCTACGCTTCTTTTTCTGAAGCAAACCTCTGCTGATGTTATGGTTATGCGAGCGCAACAGTTGACACAAAAAGCAACTGTGGCGTTAACCGTTTCAAAAATCGCTGACACCGGAACCTTCTCTTTTACTGAAACTTCCTTTTCTATTTCTACTGATCAGATGCCTTGGGAAAGAACGAACCTCGAGTTATCTGAAGAGAAACTTTCCCGACTTCGAAAATCAAAACAAACCGCAGGAGAAGAATATCTCAAAGCGTTGAAAAAATTGATAGTAGCAAATCCTTTGATTTTCACAACATACCAGGACAAAACAGAAACGGGAATCACACCGAAGATTATAAAGAAGAAATCAGGGTTGTTCCTGTAAATCATGTCCTTTTAAAAAATCACACACGAACTTATTTTTGATAAAAATAAATTGAAATGCAAATAGTAAGAGTACCCACCGCCAACGGCATAGACGATATAAAACTCATAGGTGAAAGTGAGTTAGAAAGTCAGTTCATAAAGCAACTTGCCGAGGCGGGTACGCTTTCTTGCGTGAGTAAACAAGTAGGAGATTCTATTTTGTTTCGTGCTATATCCGTAACCTCTGAAATAAGTTCTTATACATCCACCAGAGATTCAATAGGGAAGTATGATTTTACTATTCGACAAAACGAAAATCACAACTTCGATTTGACTTTTAACAAAGATGCTGTTGCCATCAACCTTCAGCAGTTCTCGTCTATTAAGCTGCAAGTAAAACACAGCAAGTCTGCTACTGCTATTATCGAATTGACAGTTGGTTCCGGACTTAAGATTTCAGGTATCGATAATAATATTTTATCAATTGCCATAGCTGCCGATCAAGCGAAAGTATTGACTTACGAAAGCTACTACTATGACATTCTGATGAGCAAACCAACCTCTAATGTCTACTATGTGGAAGGAAAAGTAACCGTAAAACAAACCGGAACACGATGAGCGATAATATAAGCATAGAGGTAAATGGAGGTCCTATACCACGTATAGAAATCATCATTGATGAGAATTCCGCACAAGCTGCCAAAGATGCTTACGAAGCAATTTTGTTGATTTTACAGGAGTTTGCTAATACCGACATTTCTTTAAAATTAGACAAAGGAGGTTTTAAAGGCACTGCTCAAACATTGTCTGATTCTATACTGGCTTTCGAAGAAAATTTAGTGCCACTGCAATCTAAATTTACTTTAGTGCAGAAGATTACCGACAACTTAACTGGTGTTATTGAACTTGGTGATTTGGCTCATGGCTTTGGTCCAGGTTCAGGAGAGGATCTTGAATACTGGCCATTAGCAAAATTCTTAAATCTCACAGGCGACAACAACGTAAACAATTATCTTAATTACAAACCAATATCAGTTTCATTACCAAATTCTTAAAACCATGAAAAAACAACTTTTATTTTTACTGCTATTTATTTCAACAATAGCCTTTTCTCAAACAACTACAACGCCAGTTGGAAGCATCAAGCATAACAATGCCTTAATTCTAAACAATGTTGCTGACACACTATTGGTTAGAAATCCAACAACTAAGAGGATTGAAGGGATATCTAAATTGGTTTTAATAGATCAGGTAAAAGCCACTATCGTTTATCCGGCTACTAATATTTCTATAGGAAATCGAACTGCCAACACTATTGGTGTGTATAGCTCCACAGGCACAGGAGCGATACTTCCAGCGGTTTCTACCACAGAAGCAGGTTTGATGATTGCGAGTGATAAAGCGAAACTTAACGGTATGGCAACTGGAGCAACTGCCAATAGCACAGATGCACAATTACGAGATAGAACAACTCATACAGGCCTACAGGCAATTGCAACTGTTACAGGATTACAAACTGCTTTAGATGGCAAACAAAACAATCTTGGATTCACTCCTTACAACGCCACTAATCCAAGTGGGTTTACTGCTAACAGCACAGATGCACAATTACGAGATAGAACAAATCACACAGGAGTTCAGGCTATTGCAACGGTAACAGGATTGCAAAGTGCCTTAGATTCTAAACAAGCTACAGGCGATTATGCAACCAACACAACTGTAACTAACGGATTAAATACAAAAATAAACAAC